CTCAAAAGCCGATTGCAGCATCCGGTATATCTCTTGCTGCGCGCGAGTGCCGTTGAATGGGTTGGCGTGCCAGAAGTGCGCGGTTACATTGAACTTCAAATCGATGTCATCTGCGGTCACTGGATTCTGGAGAGTCATGGCAGGGGTGAAAACCATTTCTCCCGAAGGATAGCCTGGATATTTCGCCGTCGATGCCTTAGTGAGGTCCTCGTTGATCTTGCGGTTGATCCCGGCGGCAGAGATCTCCATGAAATCATGGACTATCTTCTTATTTGCCACGTCTTCAACCATTCGTTCGCAGTGTCGGCACATAGTTTAACCTCTCGTTTGAATCCCCGACCTTACCCGTTTATCGTCTTCGACTCAGGTACGGGCGCAACATCTGTGGCCTTGCGGCGGCCGGAGAACTTGTTTGATGCGCGGGCCGGGCTTGTTACCAGAGATTGCCGCCTGTCTCTGGCTGATCTTCTTGCGCTTGCTCGACCGGCTCTTGCGCTGGCGGCTGCTTCTCGGGCTCTGGCTGCGCCTGGGCAGGCTCGGCCTGTTGCTGCGCCGGCTCCGGCTCGTGGTCTTTGCCATTCCCGGCCTGCGCCCGTTTCCGCACGACCGCCTTGACCGCCTCGGTGCGCGTTGCTGACTGGTCGATGATTTGCTTGGACGCGCTGGAGATAAACTCCGGGCTGCCCTCGATTGTCCGCGCCTCGTCGTCGTCCACAATGCCGGAGATCGAGAACGCCACCCGCGCGCACTGGACGAACGCCCGGTTGCGCGTCATGCGGATCGGCATGGTGTTCCAGGGTACCGTGTCGCGCCGGCACTCGTGGGTGTACTCGGTGACGACTACAGGGAGCGCACAGTCTTTGCGGTGGATCTTGCAGGTTACCGCGCGAATGAATCCCTTGTCGTCGAAGTGCTCCTCAAACTCGATTCCATTCAACTCCTCCTGCCGATTGACGATTGCGGCCCAGCCGTCGACGCCGACGACGATCAAGAGTTTCCCTTTGGACCGGAATGCGTAAATCTCCTTCGTGAAAGGATTGAGGTTGTAGGCATTGCAGACGATCAAGGCCGCTGCAATCTCTTCAGGCGCAAGGGGCGGCTCCTTGTCGCTGCCCTTGAATACTGTCTGAGCGACGATGTTCATAACTTTGTTCGGTTCCAGGTCGTACCGCTCGCCGAACTTGGCAATGATGCCTTGCCGCTGGGGAACTAATGCTGTTTGCTGGTCTGCCATGTCATGCCTTTCCTGGTTAGATAACTTCGATTGCAGTTGGTGACCGGAAGAACTTCCCTTTGTTGGGGCAGTTGTCAACTTCGTCGCGCTCCGAGGCGTTGACGTAACTCGCATCGCTGCCACAGTGCTCGCCGATCATCTGCTTGCGCTCGCGGTCCCAGTGAACGATAATCAGCGTGCCGCATCGCTCGCAGAAAAGAGACACGTTGTAGAGAGTTACGCCGCTCATTTCTTCCACCATGCTCGCAAATATGCCGTGCCCTGCTTCGGCTTCGTGTGCTTCTTGACGATCTCGGGATGCAGCGGGCCCACTTCCTCGCCCACCGCGGCGTAGTCGGTAACGTCCTTCTCTTCCGGCCTCACCCAGCCCACGGTGCCTAGTAGCGTGACGCACTTCTGAGCATCACCTATCAGCGCGCGCAGATGGTTGTTCGCCAACTGCTTTTGCTCGGCTGCTTCTTTCTCCGCGTCGTCGGCAGACTTCATCTCGCTCGTCCAATGCAGAATGTCCGGCGTCGGCTGCAGAGCCTTGCCGGTGTTAAGGCTGAACTTGCGCGCGAGGTAGCGACCGTAACTTTCGGACTCGTCGATGGCCGGCTCGACCCGCTTGAGCACATTGTCGAACCAGAACGAACGGCACGCCTCGATCATGTCGCGCTCAAGGTCCAGATCCCGGTTGATGTGGTACTGAGCCAGCGTATTGCCGGAGAACAGGACGCCGAAGTTCCAACCCTTCGCGTCACAGACCGCCGCATACCAACTCGCCTGGACTAGATAGTGCGCCGGGACCTCATCGCTGCCCTCGGGCCCCCAGTCGTCGGACTTTCGCGAAGCGCACTTGATTTCAAGCCCGCAATGGACCGATGGAATCCAACCGTCCGGCGCCCCGAGCATCCACGACTCGCGCCCCTCGATCAGCGTTGAATCCCGCCATGGGCGGGACTTGGGAAAGATCGCCGCGAGATCGGCCGGCGCGGTGACAGCCACACCGAAGCGCTCGGCGTAGCGACCGCGCACCAGGGGCTCCATGGCACTGCCCCAGTAGAGGCACTCCTTGTCCAACTCTGGCTGGTCCTGCGGGTTGACTTTACCTGCGTAAATGTCAATCGGCCGCTTCCAGGGACTCAAACCGAGAATCGCTGAGGCGTCAGTCCCGCCGATCCCGCCCGATCTGGACGCCGCGTAAGACTCCTTCTGCTCGTAGATCGCCATTAGAACGCCCCTGCCTTTCTCAGCAAATACACAACATGCCCGGCCAGCGTCCGGCCGGCGTCGAATGCCTCGTTCCGCAATTTTGCGGCATCCTGCTTGCTCAGCCGAATTCCGACGCAAACGGTTCGCGGAGCCGCCGGCTTGCGGTTTGTGTCCCTCTTGCCCAAAGTTCGCATTGGTTCAACTCCAGTGATAGCGACGTTAGCAGTTGTGTTGCTGGTTGTCAACGCTTGCACTCTCCGGGGGTACCTGTTCCGTCAACACCGCTTCCATCCGGGCCCGCTTGCCGTTGCAGGCATACGTGTTGCCGACGACCCATTTCCCTGGGTGAAATTCGCATGGGTAACTGTTCATCTTCACGCCATAGACCACCTGGGACGCGCGGGCAGCCTCATCGGCCCTGCGCTCGCTGTTGTAGTGCCGCTTTCCGCGGCAGGATGACGCCCATTTCTCTGACATTATCGTGTCCTTGAAAACTCGACGCGCGTGGATTGTTTCCGCTTCTTGCGGACTCTTCTTTCTGGAGGATGAAGTTTCGCGTACTCTCTGGCTGCGATGGTTACAATGCGTCCAGCGTCCTCGTTGCCGGTTGCCAAGTAGAGCAAGACCAGTTCAACGCCAGTGATTTCCAAGGTAACTTTCACTCGGCCTCCATCTTCGCTTTCAGTTCATCACTCACGACGCCCTCCTCTGCCACAGCCACCGCGCCTCAACCAGCACCCGTCTGCGGGCTGAGTTGTCTAACTTGCCGACATACGCCGCCATCTCGCGCGTGAGCGGATCAGACTCAATCTGCGCCTGCCGCGGGTCGACTGCTGGCGCGAGCAGCACGGTGAGCGGCACACTCAAGGCGGTCGCCAAGCGAACGATTTGCTTCATGTTGGGCAAAGTTCGCCCGATCTCGATCTTCGAGATGTAAGTCCGGGGAGAGCCTAACTGGACCGCCAGCAACCGCTGGCTCCAGTGTTTCGCCAACCGCAGCCGGCGGCAATTCTCGGCAACCAGGGCCCGTATACCCTGGGGCGGTGTGGGAAGCTCTATAGGATTGTCGTGGTGCTGCTGCACCCTAGTCGTAGGCAGAATCGCTTGATGGCAACGGAGGCAGTTCCCTCTGTGCTCGAATTGCACCAGGTCGCAGTGGGGGCATTTCACTACTTGCCGTTCGTCGTTCACAATTTCTCCTTTCGCTTTCTTTATGCCGCCAACTCGCGGCGCCGTACAATCATCCAGGCCGAGCGAAACTCGCGCTCGACTTGAAACTTCACCTTACCCGCCTCGGCCGCATCCCAGTCGTACTGGCCGGCCATCGGGTGCCGGGCCAACTCCGCCAGGCCGTCGAGCACCGTGCCGCTCCCGAGGACCTGCAGCGCGTGAACCAGGCGATGCGGGATCTGCGGCGCTGGAATCGCAGCCTCAAGCAGGGGCCCGTCGGTCCAGTCGTCCATCTGCGCGCCGGGCTTGCGGAATGGGCGCCCGTAGATCGCCGGCCGGTCCTCCCATTTTTTCTTGTGCAATTTGAGCCCGCGCAGGAGCCATGCGAGATCCGCGGCGTACTCGGCGTCGAGAATCGGCTCGGTAATGTCGCCCAACGTCGGCCAGCCCGTGCTCGTCAACGCCACCGTGTTGAATGCCTCGGCGAGTTGGTCACCAGAGAACGGGCTCAGTGTCTGGGCCCACAGGTTTACCAGTCTCGGGTTCTCCGGCTTGTCCAGCATCTCCCTGAGCAGCGCCACCGCGCACGCCGTTTGCTGTATTTTGGGCTCGCTTCCCGAGAAAATCATCGAGAACGGATTGCTGTTTTGGTTGTCCATTGGTCTTGCCTCCATTGCGATTTCGGTTCCATTCGGCTGGGTCGTCGAAGTACCGCTCTTGGTTGAACCATGTGGCCGGGTGAGGCCGGTAATCCTCGCCGGCTTGTTTTGTGCCTGCAGGCGATCCTGCGTAATCGGCAGCACGACGCTGAAGCCATTTTCTTGCGGCATGGGGTTGCATTGGCTCCTGGTGGATACTCCCCGCGGTGAGGCGCGCGATGGCTTTGCGGATTGCCGTGAGAGCGGAAGCTCGCCCGACCTTGCGCGGATACGCCTCGTAGATCGCCTCTTCCTGCTCGGCCACAAGTGCGGAATTCTCTTCGGGCTTTTGGAGAGGTTTAGAAGCCAGAGATTCAGGCGGAACAGCGCCCCCGCTTTTCTCTGTATCTGTATTTGTTTCTGTATCTGTATTTGTATATATATCTCCTTCTCCTTCTTGGGCCGGAGTTTGTCCGGACTTTCGAGAGTATTCATCTTTATATTTCAACAAGTTAGGCATTCTGACGGTTACGCTTTGATCTAAACTCGGGTCACCTTCGAGTATAAGTAGACCCTCTTTTTTAAACCGAAGTAGTATCGAAGTGAGGTACGACTTGCGTACGAACAGCTCCCGAGACCATCTCCAAACCGGATACGAGAGCGAGCAAGATGGGTTAGGACCGTTCATTTGGGAAGCTACCATTTCGGCAATTCTCCAGTAGGCGCCGTACCGGGCAAGGCCAGCTTCCTGCCCCTCGCCGACAAGCGCCGCGAGCTTCTCGACGGCCGCGCTGGCCGCCATGTGTTTGAACCACTTCATACGCCGCACATCCCAAGGCACTCCTCGGCAAAGTTCAAATTGCCCTGCGCGGAAAGTATCTTTTCGCGTTCATCCATCGCGGCCTCTTTTTCTGCCTTGAGCGCAGCAAAATCGATCTGCACTAGCGGCTGGCAGGAGCGGTGGAGGTACATCTTCGCGTCCATGTTGCGGTTCACGATGATTCAAAACGTGGACTTCTTGCATTCGTCTCCCTCAACTGAGGCCGGCGGGGAGAGGTTGAGGACTCCCCCCACCACTGGAGCGTTACCGCTCTTTCGGTCCCCGACCGTCGCCGGGGTCACCTTGAGTCCATCGCTGGGCGCGCCGGACGTACCCACCATACTCCCACCCGCTAGCCGATTGCAAGAGCTAATTGTAAAAGTAGTTGACAAGTCTTACTCGTTCCGGCTGTTCTTTTTTGCACAGTCAAGCAAATTCCTGATACCGTAGTGTCCAAACGGTGGAGGTTCTCCCGTGTACATCCCCGACCGCAAGATCCTCGACTCACTTGAGGAGAGCATCCATCTCTCCCACCAGCTAACGCATCCGCACGACACACCAAGCCGCCTGCCGGACAACCATCCCCCGGCAGGCGCTCGTGTATGCGGGTCTACCTCAGCGCCAGATGGGTGCGGCCTTGACGATCTCAAACGCTGTGATTCCCGCGTAAACAAGCAGGAAAAACAGGCCCCAGCAGAGCGAGAATAGCGCCACCATCCAGGCAAAGTTCCGGAGTTGGCGCCAGAACCGCGCCCTGTTGAATTTGTGCGAGACGTTGCGTCCACTCCCGAGCACATCGGCCAGCGGATAATCTTTGCACATCGCCTGCCAGTCAAGTTCCTCAAGGTCCTCGCGGTGCTGCCATGCGTGCGCCTGGATCGGTTTGATCGGCTCGATGGCGCGGTAGTGGTCAACCAGTTTTAACATCAGTTTGCCTCTTTCTCAATCGCTCCAATCGGTGAGTGTATTCGTGGCGCGCAGTGCGCTGATCTTCGAGCGCCGCATATACAACCTGTGCTGGTGCGACTTCTCGCAGTAGTACGGCAGGTCGTCCATCGACTCGCGCACGATCGACCAGATCCACGCGAGTAATCCAATCACGACCACTTCAAAAATGAGATTCATCATTTCTGCGTTCTCTTTCTGCGCTTCGGATGGTGCTGCGCTCTGTGCTTCCAGACCGGCCCGGTGTACTGCCCGCACTCAGGGCAGACTCGCACCGTCAACGGCCGGCCTGGAGACTTCTTGGTACTGAGCGATGCCAAAAGATTTCCCACCTGCGCAGGGCTCAGCTCAGCATCGCACCTAGGGCATTTTGGGATCATCGCGTCGCTCCCCTTCTTTGCGCCTCCAATGCGCTATCCATTACTCACTCAATATATACGCTATTTCAAAGCTAACGTCAATCCACAATCACATCCCCCTGTGTCCGCCATCACAATACAAAGCGCAATTAAAGAGCATCCACCCTATTACCCACTTGACAATGTCTCCCCCGCGCGATACGGTCGCCAAAAGGGGGTTTAGGGGTTTATGGTTAAAGCCCACCCCGTCCCCCAAAGGCCCGTGGTGATCGACCCCAAACCACCGGGATGCAGCAAGGCGTCTCTACGGCATTTTTGATGGAAAGTGCCCTTTCCATTTCAGATGCGCCCAGTTCCGAGGCTAATATCGGGATCTCAAAGGGCACGTACAGCCGAAGGCATCCCCAAAAGCAGGCAAATGGCCCAAATTCAGACCGTGCAGACCGGCGATCGAGTAGCAACGCAGATCCGCGGACGTGTTTTACGGTATGCACCTGTGGCGCCCAGGTCGAAGGAGCGCCGGCGAGTATGTGTGCTCTCCAGTTGGGCGGGGGCGATGCTTGAGCGATGGGGCGTAAATCAGCCGTGCCACGGTCCCAGATGCACACATGGGCACCAGACACGCGAGGCGGTCGAGGTCCTGGTGCGTGGCGGCATCCTGCGGTACCTGCCCAACAGCGGCCGGAATGTGGCGGCCTACACGTATGGCCGGACCTGGAAGGGTGTCGAAAGTGCACATTCGAGCGTGCGCGTTATGCAACTGGTTTAATAGCCACTTCCACCAAAACATCCAGAAAAGACGTTTATTGACATAAAACTAGGCCCCAGGATTCGTTTTAAGGCGTCCGCGGAGGGTCGATGAGGCTAGGATACGGCGGAAATGCGCAGCAAAACCGACAATTACGGGGCCGTGATCGATCCGAATTGGGTGGATTGGAGCCGGTATCAGTATGCCAATTACACCCAGGAGGCGATGAACCTGGCTATTCGCAAGCGGGTGGCGTGCTCGCGGATGCGCCGCTTCCGATCGGTGCCAGTGATCCGGCGGGTATGGTGGGTGACACTGACAGCGACGATCGCGCCATTGGATGGCTATTCAGCGCGCGAGCTTCCCGCGGGGTTGACTTCTGAGCCGCAGGCGCTCTGGCTGCTATCCAAGCGCCGGGCCGTATCGCTGGTGAACGCAGACCTGGCCGCAGGCGGTGCCGGGGCGATGTACGCTGTCGAGTATCGGCACTGCTCGGTGTGCGGCCGGCTGCTACTGGGGCCCGAGGCGCACGATTACCGCGTGAAGCAGCTCCGGCCGACCCGGGAATGGCACTTCGAGCAGGGGCCGGCCTGTTCGATGGAGTGCAAACCGCGAGTGAAAGGGAAAGCCGCATGAGTATCTGGTTGTACACTCGATTGATCCGCCTGCACTATCGTCTGATGGACGCGCCGCGGTACTGGTATCGTGCCGATCTGCGGCAGTTGGATGGATTCGTTTGCCGGGTTGCATCCGACCTTAAGGCGCGCAACCTAAACCTGCGCAGGACGGGGTCAAACTTGCGCTGGATGTTCGTCCCTGTCCTCTTATCTGCATTGAAGGAGACCGAATGAACAGTAAGAACCAGGCTGAAACATTGCAAGAGAAGGTGGCGGCAATCGCCAATGAGCCGGTTGCAACGGCGATTAGCAACCTGCAAACCGAGTATCTGGCCATCGCCAAGCGGCTGCGCGCGCTGTCGATCCAGGTCCACGGGAGCGTGCTCAACCTGCTGCAAACCGAGTTTCAACTGCGGCAGGACGAGACCAAGAATGCGATCAGCGAGTTTCAGCACCAGGAACAACTGCGGCGTGAGGCTGAGCAACGCGAGCAGAATGCTAAACTTGAGGCCGAGCAGCAGGCGATCGCTGACGCCAACAAGCCAAGGTTGGCCGTCGTGGGTGGGGTTCAGTGAAGCGCGATCTCTCGATCGTACTGACCGGCCTCGCCCTCTGTTGTCTGATCCTGCTCTGTCCATCCCTGTCTCACTGTCAGGCCTGCGTGACGGCTGCCCAGGTCACTCTGACCGGCAATCTCCGCGGCGCCAACGGCATTCCGCTGGTCAATGGCGCGGTGACACTGACGCCTAGCCAGCAGGGCTACATCGCCGGCTGTGGCGTCAATCTGGCGACAAGTGTAACCTGCTCGACCTCGACCAGCGGAACCATCCAGGGCGTTGCCAACCCCCGCACAGCCTCAATCGTCACTACCAGCGGTTCTGGCACGCTGGGGTCGGGGGTTTACTACGTCACGTATGCGTGGGTCGATGGCAGCGGCAATTCAAGCCTCCCCAGCCCCGAGACTGCCGTAACGCTCAGCGCGCCCGGATCGCTGGTAGTCAATCCTCCGTCGAGCGGCGTCCCATCTGGAGTTGCGCTGATGGCGGTCTACATCGGCATAACGTCGGGGGGTGAAGCTCTCCAAGGACAGACAGGAGACGCCTTTTCGTCTTATGTCCAATCGACCGCGCTGGTTCTGACGCCGGGCCATACAGTTCTGGTTCCGTCAGGCACCATCGGCTCGGCACCGCCCACGGCGAATACCAGCGCATGCCAGATCGCAGCGAATGATGCGGTGTGGCCGACCGGGACCGGTTACGAAGTCTCTCTGACCGACGCGAATGGCAATCCTATTCCGAATTACCCTATGCAGTGGCAATTGCTCGGGCCGGGCACGACAATCAACCTGAGCAACGGCTTGCCTTACTACCACGGCGTGGTGCTCTATCCTGTGCCGATACTCGCAGCTCCGCTGAATCATGGCTCGCAATCGATCTCAGGACCGCTCAACCTGGGCGGATACAACGTTCTCAATGTGGGCAAGGTGGGAATCGGGACGGCAACGCCTGGTTGGTCGCTTGATATTGAGAATGGCTTAGGCAACTTCCAGACCGGCCTGATAGTGGGCGGTATTGCGTCAACATCAGGAACCTGTCTCGGGTCGGATGGAACAGCCTTTGATATTGCTCTACCCTGCCAGCAGTTGGGCGGAACGCCAACATTGGCGAGCACGGGCTCTGGTTTGGGAACTGGTGGGGTTGTCGGCCTGGCGCCGGGCAGCTTGGACAGTGGCGGCCAGATCCTGATTACGACCGGCACGACCCCATCACCCAATGCCCTGATTGCCAGTTTCAGCTTTTCGAAGGTCTACACCTACGCCTTTTGCGTGTTCACGCCGAACGGCAACTTGCCAAATGCCTATTCAGTGGTTGGCGGACCATCTCTAGCATTGACGGCGCTGAATAACGGCGTGGGCCTCACGGCGTCGACCTCGGGCTACAACTACACCTACCACTGCGACGTTCGGTAAACCATCCACAATCAACCATCAAAGGAGCTTTCAGCCATGCGCACATCCGTTCGCTTCAGCATTGCCGCGCTCATCCTGGCCGCCATCGGCGCGGTCGCCGGATTCGCGCAGACCGCAACCTCACCATTCTCCGCTCCCTGGTACTTCGCAACCAGTTTTCAACTGTGGTCGATCAATGGCCAGAGCCCGAATACCTACATCTTTCAGGGTCGCAGCCTTTGCAACTCGGCCGGGCAAAATTTGAACTTCTTCGACTTTGCGACCAATGCTCCGGTACTGATTGCCGATGCAAATACGGCAAATAGTGAGGTCAAGACGCCATCGGCCATCGTCAACACGGCTGGGTCGTGCGGCGTGACCATCGCTCCGTCGAACAACCACTACAATTTCCTACTGAAATCCGGTACTGCGGGATTGCAGGAGGGAATCAATGTGCTCGACGGGCAGGGTGCCTGGCCTGCATTGCTGATTCTCGACAAAAATTGGTGGACGATCGCCAACCAGATACCAGGGACCTACGCAACAGCCATTCTCGGGGCGGCAAAGGGCGATGCGTCGGTAATCGTTGCGGACATCACAACGCTGGGACCGACCTACTACGTCTGGAATGGCACCGCATATGCGTCGGGCACCTGGGTCAATACCGCGCCGACCCTAGCGGCTGGTGCTTCGGCTGGAGCGGGGCCGACTGTCGCCAATGCGAGCACGGCAACCGCGCTGGCAGGCATTGCGGGCGTGAAGACGGGCACGGCGACCACGACTGGGACACTATTTACCGAGACCTGGGCCACTTCCGCTCAGTTTGCGGCGGCGCCGATCTGCACTGTGGTATCGAGCGGAGCCAACTCATTCACCGCATTCACCGTCGCGACAAGTTACGGCAGCAGTCACGGCATCCTGACTGTGACCGTGCCAACTACGGCGCCGGCGGTCTCGACGCAGTATTACTTCACCTACAACTGCAAGTAGATTCCGAGTTTGTGCGGGTCGCGCAACCGTGCCACCCCAACCCAATTCGCCTTGGGCACCTGAGCCCGCGGCCTGCACGATTCAATCTAAGGAGCATCGTCGCCATGAAGAAACTAGCCATTCTCTCAGCGTTTCTGGCACTGCCATTGGCGCTCGTTGCCCAAATGACCAGCCCGACCGCCAGCATTCAGTCTCCAGCCAGGGGCCCGGCAGACGTTGCCGGCCTGCTCTATGCCGCCAACTTTGCCCATTGGACCGTCTCACCGACCGACATGGGCACCAGATGGACAAGCGCAGCACAATGCTACGGCACATCTGGCGGGGTGACATTCCCGCTTTTCTCGACCTCGGCGCCCATCACCATTGTCGATCTCAGCACACCAGCCAATACGGAGACGGTAACGCCATCGAATGCGTTCTACTCTGGATCTGGCTGCTCGGTGTCTCTGCCTGCGACTCATTCCCATTCGAACTACTACCTCCAGAGCGGTACGATCGGGCTGCAGGAGGCTCTGAACTGGATCGGTTCCGGTTATGCGGTTGTTGTTCTGACTCCCGACTGGCAGGCGATGGGTGGGACCACGGCAATGATTACCGGGGCAACTGCCGGGGCGAATGCGACCATCCTTGACGACCGCAGTTCGTCGCAGATCGCATATTCGGGCACGACTCCCGCGTCGCAATCGACCGGGACGGGTAAAAACGTGCTGGCAACCAGTCCATCCCTGGTAACGCCGAATATCGGTGCGGCGACGTTTACCACGCTAACATCGGCGACCAAGTGCGTCTCGGCGGCATCTCCTGCGGTCTGCGCTGCAGCCCCCGCTGGGTTTGTAAATGTGGCGGCTGGCGCAACCACGGTTGTCGTCGACACTACGGCAATCACGGGTTCCTCGACCGTTCTGGTGCAGGAGGACCCATCTCTCAGCACCGCCTTGAGTGTGACCTGTAACGCGACCGCGGCGACCGCACCGCCGACCATCAGCGCGCGCACCGCCGGCACCAGTTTCACCATCACAACTACGGCGCCGACTACGAATCCGCGGTGCTTCAGCTATGTTTTGGTGAACTAAGAGCATATGAGACGATTTGTTATTGTTTTCTCCTGGCTTGCACTCGCGTCAATATGCGTTGCTCAAACTGCGGGCACAATCACGCCGGGTCCAGGGAATACCGCAGGCATCCTCTGGGCCTCAAGTTTCGGCCAGTGGAGTGTGCCGCAGGGCAATACAGGTCAGTTCTCGTGGTCGTCACCATCACTCTGCACGGTCCAGGCCAACGGGATCCCACTCAATCCCGTGTTTGCGGTCGGAACTCCGGTTTCCATCAAGGATCAGACGGCAGCCAATAGCGAGATAGTAACGCCAACGGCCGTCAATGTGAGCGGTGCCGGCTGCTCGATTATTGTGAATCCAGCCAAGCAGCATCTGACCTATACGCTTGGATCGGCGACCTGCGGGCTCCAGGAGGCAATCAACTACGCGCACGGCCTTCCATACCAGGTCGTTGTGACTCCAGACTGGACCAGGCTTGGATGCGGAACAGCCACAATCACGGGAGCTCATGGGAATTCGAGTGTGTCGATTCTCGATGAGCGGACAAATCCGTACGTGGCGTACACATGGAATGGAAGCGTCTACGTGCTGACTCCGCTCATCGGAACTGGGTGCCTTGGAGGAAACACTATCGCCAATGGCTGCACGGGGGCCACAGCGGCGGCGGGGGCGTGGACGAATATCTTTTCTGGGGCGGGAATATCTCCCAGTTGCTCTGTGCTGGCCACTGACGGCAGTGGGGCATTGGTATGCAGCGCGACTGCGTATCTGCCGCTTTCTGGAGGGACGCTGACCGGGGCGCTGAATGGGACGACGCTGGATTTCTCGACGTTGACTCTGACTGGATCAGGGTGTGGGTCAAACACTTACGCAAAGGCCGATGGAACAGGATGCGGAACGCCTAACGGGAGCTCGCCGACAAGCATTTGCACGGGTAGCAACTGCAACTATGTGGCGGAGGGAGATTCGACCAGCGCGGGCGCTTTTACGATGGCTCCTTCCCAACGCTGGCCGGACCAACTCTCGCAGTTGCCGATCTTCAAGAGCAAGGTGGTGTTTCTCAATGCTTCGGTGAGCGGGTCTACCTGCGCGTCCATGACCTCGCGCTATGTAGGAACAGTCCAGCCGCACAAGCCGAACGGGACGACAATCCTCAAGAGCTTTCTATCTGTGCTGATTGGGCGCAACGACCTGGGGAACTCTGCGGCGACGGAAGAGGCGTGCATTTCGGCGTATGTGAACCAAGCCAAGACGGACGGTTTCACGGTGATGCTCGGCACGACTCTGCCCGCAACGATTTCGTCCATGCCCCCGCTTGTGCCTGGTGGGATAGTGGCAAACATTACCGCAATGAACTCGAACGCGGGAACGAATCAGACCATCTTCACGGCGGCGAATACGTTCATTGCGGGAACGAATGTTTTTCTGTCGAATATCGGGCCGACGCCAACATTAGGCCCCCCCACATGCACAGCAACGTCCTTATCTGGCAGTGCCGGTGTATTGACTGTATCCTGCGCCAACACCTTCACATCGGGGCAGTGGGTCTATTTTGAGACTGGCGGGACGGGAGCGGGATGGACCTATGTGAACGGACTTTGGATACAGATTTTAACTACTGGACTGTCGGGAAGCCAGTTTCAGATTCCTTTGGGAGTAGGAGGAACCTATACAGTTTCCGGCACGGTGAGCAGCAGCACAGGAGTTGGCGCAAACCTGAATAACAATTACTGCACGGTGGAAGCGACCGGCCTGTCATCGACACAGTTTGCCTGCGCGATCAACGGCGGCAACTGGACAGGATCGAACACTGGCACCGCGACACCCACGCTGGCGGTTGCCTGGGATGCAATCACAGTGGCGCAACTTACGGAGCTTCAGACCGTCGATGACTGGATTAGGCGTTATCCGGTCTGCAATCTGACCGTGACAACGGCTTGCGTGGATTACATGATCGACCTGGCGCAACTGCTGAAAGACCCCGGCAATGCTGGAATCGACACCTACGACGGCACGCATGAGCTACCATCCTTTGCGGCGACAATGGCTCAGTTCGCGGAAAGCATTCTTGATGTAGGGAGTCCGGTTCTGCCTGCTCAACCCTTGAACAGCGGCGTGGGACCGCAGTTCATCCAGGGCGTGGACACTGGACAACTAGTGGTCCACCCTCAGTTCTGGACTTACGGGGCCAGCTTGCAAACAGATACGATCTATCAGCCTTACGTCAATGAGTTTTGGGATTCTTCCCAGGATGGAGTGGGAGGCTATCTGGAGAAGTACAACCAAGCCAGCGACTACTACTTTCTGTGCAATGGGCTAACGACCTGCGAGCATCTCACCGCGACAACTGTGAATTTTCCGCAGATCGCACCCGTGGTAGGGCCGGGATGTCTGCAAATCAGTTCGACGGGAAGCGTGACTTCTTCTGGTTGCATCACCACGACAGCATCCCCGCCCCTCAACAGCGCAACTTGCATCAAGAGCCTGACAGCAAGTTCCGTAGTGCTTGGGTATTGTTCCACCGTTGTATCGTCAAGCGGCACATGCACTTGTAACTAGGAGACTGACTTGAGAAAACTGGTATTCATCTTCGCGTTTCTGGCGGCAAGCGCGGCGGCCTACGGGCAAATCACGCCTCCAGCCTACCTTGGCGAGTGCTTTTACGCGGCCGGGAACGCATGGCTTCCCATCGCGGCGACGGGAGCGGCTATCGGCTTTCAGCCTCCAGAGGTGGCGCTCTACGGGTTATATGGAACCAGCCCTGCTGCTCTTCAGTGCGATGCGAACGGGAACCTGCTGCTTGGAACGCTGCCGCAGGTGACGACGCTGCCGGCTACCTGCACGGTGGGCCAGGTGGTCTACCTGACCACGGGCACGGCTGGACCTTACTATTGCAGCGCGACCAACACCTGGACGGCGTTCGGAAGCGGAGGCGGAGGCGGAGGCGGCGCGTCGGCTACCACAACCGCGAACATGCCATTCCCGCTCGTGTCCTCGTCAACCGGAAGGCCGGAACCTTTGCAAGTTATTGCTTTGCTAGGGAACTCGCTCACATCCAATGACACCGGGTTCGTGACGGAGCTATGTGGTGAAATTACAGGATCGTCAATCTACGGGCCTGCTTACATGCAGGGGCACAGGTGCGTGAACTCGACGCAGATCAGCGTTGACGCTAGTAACAATGTCACGCTAACGATACCCAATGCAGACTCCTACTTTGCTACAGGTGACAGATTCACCGCGCAGGGCAATGTCTCGATTGACGGCGGGTGTCTGTATGACTCTTATATCGTCTCGTCGGCTACGACAACCTCCGTCACTTTTGGGACAGCGGCATCAGCGCAGCCTTGTGCTCAGGAATCCACTACGGCAGCAGCCGTTGCAACTACTAGAAGCGTGGTGAAATTTGGAGAGAACGGAGCAACGCTCGATTCCTGGTATGCTTCGGGAACCCCCTACGGATTCAGCGCCTATCAGAGTTGGGCACAAGCAACTGTAGCAGCGGGGCAGACTCCTATTACAATTATGGTAGACGCCGGATTAATGACCAACTCTACCCGGCTGGCACAAGTTCCTTTAGCTTCATTTGAAACTGATCTATCTGGTGTTCTCACAGCAATACAAGCTACTGCTGTTACTCCAACCTCAGGTCAAATAACTACTTTAAGCAGCTATCCATTCTTTATTACGACAGGTAATACTAATGCCTGTAATACAACTACTACAGGTGTTTCTACGGCACCATGTTCAGGAGGTACAAATACAGGAGTCGGGGGCGTGTATGTTCCTCCTACTCAAATATCTGGATCGACTCAATATGTTTTCCCTTACGGAACAACCGGATCGAATTTCACGACCCCGGCAACAATTACTTCAGGCTCGATCTCAGCAGGAGCGAATACTGTAACTATTAATCCCTGTGTTCCAGAAGTTTGGGGAGGCCCTGGGGATCAGATTCCTACAGCGGTAGATGCGTCAGGATTCCTGCGCAGAAACGGCAATCTCATTCAGGTTGTGCTCGACACCGCTGGATCGCTGGCACAGGAGGTTGTGAACCTGACCGCCGTGGTCCCAACCGGGCTGGCCGGACTGAGCGGCTACCAGACCTGCAATATCAGCTTCACGAGCGCCTTTGCGCACGCTGCAAGCACTCAAGTTATCGCAACCGAGTACACTGCCGACCAGCAGTACACAAACTGGAAGCTGGAAATCCCGCTGAATGCCCTGACCAGCTATCCGGGCAAGGTGAAAGTTATAGACACGCTGGCATCAATGGGGCGACAGGTGAACGGCCCAACGGCGTGGCTTGTGAATGAATTGCATCCGAGCATCAGCGGCTACCCACTTTTGGCTTCCCGAGATCTTGCACAGGTGTCCAGTTATTTCAATGTGCCGCTCCAGCCGGGGCTAACTGACCCTCTGGAAGCGCAGTTGGACACGCAGCTTATCACTGTGAAGCAGCCAAGCCTTGATCTTACATTTGACTCTGCAGCAGCAGCGATGGCACGTTCTCAGGCAAAGTCGATCAACAGCGGGCCGTTCTATGCGAAGGCCGCGATTGATCCTGCATATTTTTATCCTAAAGCTATTGGCAGAGTGAATTATCTTGCTGCTGGTACTATTCAGTTCAACATTCCTATCCCTACAAGTGGAGTTCCAACAGGAGATGTTGAGGCCGGAGATCAACTCTATCATTCTGACTGCGGATCGTGGCAACCAACGAACATGAGTGCGCCTACCTACGTGTCAGCCGGGGTTGGGCAGTACACGATTTCTGGAACGCAACCGGCTTCGGGTTGCGCTACAGGGGCGCGGGTGGCGGTGATGGGAAGCTACTTTGTGGATGCGGTGGAAGGGGCGAAATTCCTCGCGCATCCTTTGAGTTGGCCGCTCTCTGGAGTGCTGCGGGTGAGTATTGCTAATACATCTACTACAAATAAATTAGTACTCACACTTCAACAGACCCAAAATCCGTATGTTATCGGAGGTGAGAATTTATCTTGTGGCCAAATATCTATCCTTCCGGGTGATTGGATGGTGATAGCAGGTAATGCTACCAATGCTTATGGGACAGCAGGAACTAGTTTTGTGCTTCCTGCTAGCGGTTCATGGAATGGAGCTACATGCACGTGGACCGATACCAGTAGCACCAACTATGGAATCTATAGTTTAAAGTTGGCGAATGTTGTACAGCAATTCCGTGCCCCTGATGCCGCTTTTAACACAGCAACTATTTCATCTCTACAGGCAAATGTACTACAACCAACAGTGGGTGTTACATTAGCCACGACTCCAACTTATAGCACAGTTACTAATGGAGTTTCTCCCTTCCTTAACTCAGCGACAGGGGGAAATTGTGCTAATGGAACTACTTATACCTTCGGCGCAGCTTGGCTACCGACTTATTGGGGAACTGATTATACACATGCAGGCCCTCTTCATGCTGCTATTACCACATATAATCCAGCATCAGGTTCAACTAATAAGATTGGGATTTCTATGGTCGAAGGGGTTGTACCTTTTGGATATACGCAGGTTTATTACTTGCAGATATTAGGTACTTACTATGCAATGGGAAATGGAAATAATGAAGTTACAACTTGCCCATCGACAGGTGGAGGATTAATTGCAGCTAATCTCGTAGATAATGGAAGCTCAGGATTAATTGGGCCTGGGGCGGCTACGTGGATTCCGGCGTCTGCGACTGCCTACAACGGAGTAGCGACAGGCGGCCCTCAACTGACGTTAGTTGGAGCCACGGGAACCATTACCGGAACCGCCCTCACCGCAACCTGCGATTCAGGCACGGCAACCGTCACTGGGGCTGTAGTCGGGCATCCCGTAGCAGTGAGCAGCACGACCGGGGCCGATGTGGGAGGAGCGTTCAATCTCAGAGCTTCAGTGACCTCGACAAACACAGTGACGGTGTATGTGTGCGGCACTGGGACGCCAGCGAGTTTGGCCTATAACGTTACGGTGTTTTGATGTCGAAGAAGGGGCCACCAGCAGCCCAAAGTTACGGATCAGCAGGTGCGGGACTACTTGAAGGGGGAAGTCCGATGAACGGGTTGACACATGCCGATATGGCGGAAATCATCTCGGCGGTTATCGGCGGGTGTTTCCCCATTCTCGGACTGTGGCTCAAGCATCGGATGGACGTAACCGATGAAAAGATCACCGAGACTCACAGGATGGTCAACAGCCGCCTGGATGAATTGCTGGA